TGATTATTATTTATCTTTCTTAACAAACTATATAATGTATTAGAATATGTTTCTAAAAATTTATCTGGTGACATATCTGTATTTGATATATCATTGTTTACGTTGTTATTTATAATATTATTACTATTTGTTGCTACAGAAAGCGATTTTTGCTTTTTTCTTGCCAAATATTTCACCTACCTTTCTAAAAATTAATTATATATGATTTAATTATATTAATATTTTATGAATAATCAGAGAATTTTTCCCAAGGTTTTGAAGTTGGAGCAATAAAGAAATTTTCAAGATCAAAACATTCATTCTCTTTGTTTACTATATTTTTTCTTCTCAAATCATATAAATAATGAGAAAGCATAATAATTGTATAAAACCTATCATCATTCATTTTATTTTCTTTATCTTTTGGCAATTTATAAGATTTGCTTGTTTTCTCAGGATTTTCAAATTTATATATAGAAGTTATTTCTGTTTTTAATACATCAATATTAGTTAAAGCTACTTCTTCTTCAAATGATAAATTTCTAGAAATTAATTTAATTTCATTTCCATCTTGTTTTTCTAAAGTAATATATCCTTTACCATCATACTCTTTAGGAAATTTAATTAAATCAAGTTGCATTAATTCAATAAATTCATCAACCATTTGATTTCTATATTTATTTGGAGATATTAAATTTATTTTATTGCTTGCATTAGGATATTTATATTCATAACCTTCATATAAATCATAATTTTTATCTAAAAACCCTTTATGTTTTATCCCTTTTGAATCAATCCAATCTTCTAATAAATTATCTGAATATGCACTTATTCCTCCTCCACCTGAACCAGCATCAATTTGTAATACTTCAATATTTTCATAATCTGGTGCATTGCCATTATATGCTAAAATATTTTCTTTTAAAATTTTTATTTGTTCTGGTGAAGACATTTTAATTCCTTTTTTACTTGCTAAATCAACTAAATTTGTACAATTTACAATTTCTCCATAATATCCAATATTTTTATCTTCAATAATTTTCATTGCCATAATAATACTTTGATCACCACTGCGAGCAGGATCAAAAGCTATTGCATATTTACCACCATCAGTATAATGTAATTCTGGTAAAGTAAATGTTTCATTACGCCTAATCTGTCCCCATTTTATAATCTGATTTTCTCCACCATCTTTTGTAAATTTATTAAAATACTCCCTCATGGCTTTTTCTCTGTTTGATCTCATAGCACTATCAACTTTAGATTGCTGTAAGAGGGGATGGGCAGGTTTACCATCAATCATAGGATTCAATGGTAAATCACATGGAATATCACAACAAAAATAATTTCTATTACCTAAAAACATTTGTTTTGCAAAATCACGATATTTTCTATAAAAAATTTTATCAACATCACTTGCTGAAGATGCATAAATTAATTGTGTTGGTGTTTTTTTATGTAGTACTTTAATATTAAAATTATCATTAATTGATGTTATAAAATTCGTATCTTGTGTTGCAAATGCTTCACAAATTGTTATTAATTCATCAGATGAAAATCCTGCCTCTTCAAAATAGACTAATGTTGCTCTGCGACTTCTATTATTATCTGGTTTACCATTTAATGTAAATATTTCACTACCATTATAGAATTCCACACGAAATCCAGTTTGAGCATGAACGAATCCTGTTTTACAAGCTGGTGATGTAACTATTTCATATTGTGCAATATCTTTTAAAGAAGCAATAGAATTAGAAGATTGACCAATTCTTAAAACAATTTCTTCGATTTTATTATGTGTTTCCTGTGCTTGTGAACCGACTGAAGAAACAATATAAATTCCTTGATTTTCAAATAATATTGCTTTTAATAACATAAAAATAGCTCCAAGGAATGATTTACCAAAATTTCTAGAGCAACACCAAACTATATTTGTAGAATTCCAAGACATCTGTAATATATATTTTTGTTCATCTAGTAATTTAATTCCTAATAAATCTTCACAAGCTAAAATTGGATTTCTTCTATAAAACTTAATTATTTCTGCATTTTGTTTGTATAATTCTATCTTTCTACTACTTAACAAGATATCTTTTCTATTGGTTGCAACCATAATAGCCTCACCACCTTGTACCACAATAAATAATACAAAAGAAGATTTTGTATTATTTATTGTGCCATATAATTATAAATTAATTATTATCTAATTTAATATATAATTGTCTATTTTCCTCTTCAATATCATCTAATTTATCTTGTAATTTCTGAATTAATTCTCTTTGCTCTTTAAGCATTGATATATAGTCATTTTCATCGAATTGTAATTGTTCTAATATGCTTTTATGACTTATATCAGCAGTTCTTTTCATTCCTATAGCTTTCATATGATCATAATAATCATGTTCTGCATCATCAAAACCAAGTTCTCTTAAATTCTTCATCATATAAGTTAAAGTAGATTTTCCTGCTTTTTTATCTCCACGATTTTTAACAGATATAGAGTTTTCTTTTGCAATTTTATCTGTACTTTCTACAATTGATTTTTTTGTTGTTGTTAAATTTTTAATTTCTCCTTGGTTAGAAATTAATGATTTAGCATCATTACTTAAATTAGCAATAACCAAATCAATTTTTCGTATTTGATTATTATTATTTACTAATTGTAAAATTTGTGAAAGTTTAAAAGCATCTTCTAATGTATCTTCATCTAAATAAGGTAATAATTCATTATATAAAAATTTTTGATCAAAATTAGAATATCCAGAGAAAAGATCATAACCAATTAATTTAATAATATCATTTTTTATTTGTAAATCCTGTTCACTAAGTTTAATATTATATTCTAAATCTTTTACTTCTTGTATAAGAGAATTAGTTATTTCTTCTTTGTTGTTATCTTGATTAAATAAAAATTTTGGATCAAATCCTGTCAGTCCATTATTTATAGAACCTAAAGAATTAATTTTTGTCATATATATTCTCATTGGATGTGCAGAACTGTCATTAACTAATTGTTTTACCATTCCATCATAATCGCCTTCACTAAAAGGAATATCAAATTTCATACATGTTATATAAATTGAATTTTTAATATCTTTTAAAATATTAAAATAAGTATTATATGTATTACAAATACATTCTTTACAGAAAACTGAATGATTATAATTATTTGCATATAGTGGAGAATTGCTTTTGTAATGACTTGATATTGCTTTTGTTTCTCCGCACATAGGACATCGTATTTTTTTATCGTCAATTATTTTTTCTTTTTTAGGTTGTGTCATATTTGTCACAGTTTTTACCTTTGGCATAATGCTATACTCCTTCTATCCAACATTTATCCATGTTTTATTTATTTTAATATTATATATAGCACATTTTCCAACACCATATTCTTTAGATAAATAAGTAATCGGAAATCCTTTATTTAATAATTCTTTTATTTTAATAACTTCTTCTGATTTTAATCTTTTATGTTTTTTATTTTTTTTATTTTTCTTTTTTATATCATTATCAGAAATTTTAAGTATTTCTTCAAATTCGTTATTAAAATATCTTACCTTAAACTCTTCAAATTGCTTATCATTATTATTTGTTAAACCATACAAAACATGAAATAATTTATGAATATTTTTTCTTAATGGCACACCAAGTCCAGATTTATAATTTAATTCTAAAAAAGTTTTATTAATAAGTTTTATTTCTTCATCATTATATATAGTCATATCACTATGTATTGGTAAATTTAATATATTAAATGTTTCTAAAATTAAAATACTAAAATTTTCATTGGCATGATGTATTTCTAAATCATTATTATTTTCATTTGTAAATGCACATTTATAATTATATATCTTTAAACTATCCATTTTCCATTCGTATAACATTTCTCTAAAATAAGGATGAATCGGAGATAAACCACCTTTCCAGTTATGGTTGTTTACTCCTCTATGTAATCTACTTTGTTTCCTTTTTGTTTTCTCAGAAACAACAAAACCTTTATGAGATTCACTTCTAATTCTAAACAATGCATCATCATTCCGTTGTAAATTTAACTTACTTGCTTTATTTTTAATAGCATCCCAAGTTCTATATGAGAATCTTTCTTGTAATTTTTCTTGTGACATACTAGGATAATTATCTTTTAAAAATTGAATATCATTATTAGACCAATCATCATTCTTTTCTATCTTTCTAATATCCCATTGTGATATTATATTATGTATTGTTTTGTAATTAGAATTTGGGAATTTGTCTATAAGAATTTGTTTATTTATATCTTGATAATTATTATAAATCCATTTAATATCTTCAAAACTCCAATTACTTTTAAATTTATTTGATTTATTTTGATACCATATATAAATATCGAAATTTTCATTTTTATAATTTTTGTATTTGCTTTTAGTACAATCTTTACATACCATTCTAAAACCATCTTTTGCAGTTTTTTCTTTGTAAAAGAATTCCGCTGTTAATTGTTTTTCTTCTCCACAACATGTACATACTCTAGTTTTTATTTTTTCGTCTTTAATTTCCAACATTTTTAATCATCCTCCACACAAATATTTTTAAATTTATCCTCCATTTCTCCACGCATATAAAAATAAAATAGAAATTAGGATGTGTAGAGAGGGAATAGCTAATTCCCAATTACTTAACTTCTTAAAATAAACATATTTAAAATTATTATATTTATAATCTAATACTAACCTAAAAAATATTACAACCAAATCTCACATTTATAATAACTAATAAACACACATTAAAACCCATTAATTATTTTATCTCAATGGGTTTTATCTATGATTATTTAATTGTCCTTCCGACTCAATGATTATAATATTGATAACAAATAATTAACAAAACTAGAAAAAGTTTATTTAAAATAAACTCAATTTAACTTTAATAGTTAATAGATAATTTCTTAATTCCACTAATAATTTTACTTGTTAAAGTATTAATATCTTCCTTTGTACTATCCATATTATCTTTATAATTATCATCATCCATTAACTTTTGTATAAAGCAACAATGGCCATTCCATCCAATGCTTTTACCAGTAGAATATAACCAAAAAAGTGCATCTCTCAATTCATAACCACAAGTACATTGAATATTTTCAATTTTATTAGCAACCATTTCAATAAGTTTAATTTCTTCAATTTGTTGATCAGTTAATTCATCTTTACAATTGCATTCACATTCATCACATTTACAATCTTCATCATAATCTTCAATAAAATTATCCGCAAATTCGTCTAAGATTTCTTTAATGCATTCAGGGCATCCTCCAGTATCTTGAATTCTTTTTGTAAAAATTTCTAACAACTCACCATAATCAAATTCTTCAATTCTTTCATCATCTCCATATTTTCCACAACATTCATCACAACAACACATATTATTTTCTAAACAATTATCAACTTCATTGCATTTCTCGCAATCATTATATTCATAAGGATTTTCATCTACTTTTTCTATTTCATCTTTATTATATTCACTTAAACCACTAATAAAATCTTGATAAGATTCAAAATCAACTTCTTCGCCATTAATATAAAACTTACTTTTTACATGTTCAAAAGTTTCATTGTCATAGTAATGTTTGGTTGTTAGTTGCATTATTTAATATTCTCCTTTAAATTTATATTATTTAAAATTATATTAGCAATTAATATTTAAAACAATTCTTCGATACTCTCTATAATTTTTGTTGCAATGCCAAGATCAACACATTTTTGTGGCAATAAATACCAATCTTTATCTTCTACTTCTTTATACTTTTTAGCAGTAATATTTGTCCTTTCTAAAATATATTTTTTAGATAATTCATTATCTTTTTCAAGAAACTTAGAATAATCAATAATTTTATTTACATCAGATATAATACCACTAGAACCTTTATGTATCATCACTCTGGAAGTGGGGAGTAATAATCTTTCGTTAGATGCAAGAAAAATCATAGCTCCAGCACTAAAAATTTTACCCATCGCAATTGTTTTTACAGGTGTTTTTGATAACATAATA